AGGCCACTCATAATTTTATGAAGTTTATCTAAACTCCAATTTTTGCCGCATTCTCTGCACTTGACTTGAAACTTAGAATATATCTGTTCCTTGCCACAGTTGTCGCACGTAACATATTTAAATTGTTTATGTTTTTTATCTATAGATTCAACTTGTAATGCAGCTCCGCCAAACCTAGAAGATGGTTCTGCCGCCCCACCGTAGCCAGCAATTAACGCTTTTTTAACAGAGGCCGGCATGCGCATATTAAAATTTTGCATGTTGTTCATTAATTTAACAACATAAGGATGCGTTTTTATAGAATTCGGATCTTCTTTATAGGCTCTATACGTGTTGCTTAAACCTTGGTTATGAGCGTATGCAAGAGTTTCATGAGTTACCGGCACTCCGTTTATTCTCAATCTTTTTGCGTTATGTGCAGTCAAAACATCATCTATCTCAGATTCAAAGACAGGATCATTGATGAGCGCAGACGTGATCTCCATATGATTTTTTTTAACATGATCTGGTGTTTTTGCTAATTTGTAATACTGTGGATATTTTTTTCTAAGCTGTTTACTGTGCTTAAACATCTCTTGAACGCTGTATGGCATTATTCCATATGTGCCACCGGCCCTCATACCATAGTGCATGCTTTTTCTGTCTTTTACAACATTATGATCATCGGCCATAATTGCACCAGAAGATTCTGTTTGACCTTTAGCTTTTTTAAAGACATTTTTAACCATGTCAAAAAGCGAAGATCTCTGTTGCTTAACTTGATTTTTATTAACAGCCAGATTAAGTTGAGGTCGATTTATTAAGTGGCCATCCACAGATGTATGAGCAGGTGAAGCAACCGCAGATGCAGCGCCTAATGCACCAGCTACCATCATTTCTTTTAGCCCTTTATCAAGATCTTCTTTTTCTGATTTAACTAAATAATTTATCTTGTGTATGTTGTTTTTTATTTTTTGAGTAAGAGCATCTTCAACTATGTCTCTTTTTGATGGCAATTCAAAATTTGAATTTTTGTCTATTATAGAGAATATCTTTTCAAGATTTTTTTCTACTCTAGTGGCAGATGCATCTCTCGCTATATGCCTAAAAGATGGAACATTACTTTGAGCAAGATGCATAACAGATTTAATTAAAACCATGTCTGCAGTTTCGTCATAATTTTTTACTAAATCTATGGGCTCAACCAGAGTAGCGTTGTTAGCAGGAGTAAATGTCAAAGCGACGGAGTGTATTTTTGTTCTTGCCAATAAAGAATTATCAGAAACCCCTCTTGATATAACTCCTCCCTCTACTGAGGCTTTTAATTTTAGAGGGACATCGTGTTTATGTATGTTTCTTAATATTGCGGCTGCAGCTTTAGCGTTAGGATGATCTTCGTCGTCGTGCAAGAAACCCTTTACATAGATATACGGAGCCTTTACCTTATCCCAATAATATCTTTGTCTGTCGTCTTCGCAATCATCTTTAGAGAAGATTTTCTTAGCAAGAGTCACAACACCTATGCTATTAAAAAAACCCTTACCGTGATTATCATTGAGCTTTTTTAATTCAGATATGTCTGCGCCCTCTACGCTAAGCATTTCTCCTTGCGTATCTCTTAATTGAGAGCCGGCGCACATATCAATTTCTAGAGGTTTCTTTGCCATACTATTTTATATAGTAACATATAGCAGATTAAAACCTCTCACGCTTACTAAATATAGGTTTTAATTAAGGTTTATCTGTATATTTTGTAATCTTCTTCGCTGGCTTTATCAGAAATAATGCTCTCGTCGCCTATTGCTTTTTTTAAAGATGTAAATTCTTCTGTATTTTTAATTTTTGCTAGAGCGCTTTTTTCTGTTTTTTTAACTGTCTCAACCGAGATACAATTAAGGGCGGCTATCTCCACGTCAGCAAGAGGTTTATCCGGTGCATATTCTTCTGCGTATTTAAAAAAACAATAATTAGCTAATTGATGGTTTATTGCCCAAGGGCAGCCAGGTAAACTGGCCTCTTCTTCTTCAGAAAGCTCTTTTCCAGCTGTTCTTATAGCCTTTAATCTTAAAACCGCTAAATGACACCAAGTATCAGGTGTTTCTTCTAGCTCCCTTGGGCATCTACAATCCATGTTACGCTGTCTCGCTTTGTTTAGAAGGCGCTCTAATACCTAAAAGCTCTACTGTGTGCGTTACGCCATTTAATTTAACGTCAATTTTAGCTCCCACTTTTTTTCCAAGAAGACCAGAAACAAGCTCTGGCACTCCAGCTTCAGATAATTTAATACGAGATCTAAAAATACTATTTTCCATGTTTTCTGTGACAGTTGTAAGGATAACCGTGCTATCTTCTTCAACTTGTTCTGCCACAAGCAGATTTGTTTCAGCATCTTCTTTATCTGAAGCATCATTAAAATCTTTTAATCTAAGAGAATCTACCTCTGTAGTAAGTGCCGCAACGTCTAATTGAGCCACCTTTTGAATAGCCAGAATTTTATACTGCAATTCGTTAATTACCTTAAGAGCATTATTCATGTCTCTTTGAATCTCTTTTTGATTTTCAAGCATTTTTTGAGATAGCATCTGATTTAATCTCACTGCCATCTGTGCATTTTTTAACTCAGACTCAATAGTCTTAAGTTTTTCTTTCTTAGAGGTTTGTGCTTGCTGTCTAAATCCGTTCATTTTCTTGTCTCCTTGTCTTTAAGTCTTTCGCAAAATAATTTTAATATTTTTACTTCCTCTCCACTAAATGAAGCAGGGGTATCATTGCCAAACAATTTATCTAACTCTACATTAAGAAATTGTCTTATGGATTTTTCTACGTCATCATAAACTGGACTTTTAATCTTTATTATCTTTTTTGACAAGATATCATTTATAGCATTAGCTTTCTCTAGTTTAAGCTGCTGAGAAGTTTTAGGTTCGTTTGAAGATACTTTCTCTAAGGTATCTATTTCTTCTAGCGCTTTAGGTTCAGGTGGTGCAATAGATGGTAATGTTTTCTTTACAAAGCCGTATTTTTCTGCCATATTGTAATATAGATTTCTTGCCTTTATAAATTGTAGTTTGGTTAGAGGTTCATTGTTTTCTACGCAACGACGCCAATGTTCTTCAACATTAGTATCATACATGAGTATTCTCTCTACGCCGACAGATTCTTCAATCTCCCTTAGAGCCTGTATGTCTTCTTCTTTTATAAGAGACCTTCTCTCGTAAACGAAAGGCCATATGAACGCCTCTCCATAGTAAGATCTATCTAAAAATATGTCTTTGAAGGCGGCAGTAGATATGATATCTATCATTTCTGCTAGAAAATCATCAGAAGATTGATCTTTAGGCGGAGCAGACATATGGATGATCTCAAACCCCTTCTCCTTGTAAAGGGAAGCTAAGGTTGTTTTACCAGTTCTATCTAGACCTTCACATATAACAAGCATACAACTCCTTATTAGATATCATATGTATTTATACCTTTGTATTATTTTTGGGTTACAGAAAAAGAGGCTTTAGTTTAAGCGATATATCAGTAACTTGATCGCTGTTTGCTACCTTAAGTCTATAAAGAACTTTAACTATAGAAAATATAGCGTTGTAGTCTTCGCTAGATATTATCTGTCCATTATATGTCTTAAAAAAAACGTTATTTGAATTATTCTTCACTGAGTCTGTTTATAGGATTTGCAGTGACTCTACCAGCTATGTTGCTAGCTTTACTAGCTCCATATTGCTGAGCTATCTCCTTAAGAGATTCGCCGTGCCTTATTGCGTCAGATGCAGCTTTCGCATTAGCCTGCTTAACTTCAAGTTCGTGCGCTTCTTGCTCTCTTGAGTTTTTAGCATTGGCATGTTCAGCCTGCTGTTGCTTCATTTGAGCTTCCATCTCTTGCTGCTGCTGCTGAGCCTTCATCTGCTCTTCTTGCTGCTTCTTTTGTTCCTTAGCATTGTCCATGGTTATCAACAGTTGCTGCCACGCTAAGAACGCCTGATCACCAGGTATATATTGAAGCTCTCTTCTTTTTGAAGCGCCCTTATCGCCTAAGAATTTCTCTCTTATTTCGCCCCTGGTCATATTTTTTTCAACTAGCGCCCAAAAGGCGGAGTTCATAGGAACGTCAGCAATATGCTCAGAAATTTTGTCTTTCTGCGCTTGCTGAAGAAGATCGTTCATGGATTTCCATACAGACATTTCTGCCTGCATCTGAGCTATTTCGTTTTGCGGAGTCTCATCAGTGAGGCCCGTAAACACAAATTTATATTTATCGCCAAGCGTTTTATCTATAGCAGGAATAATGTCGCAGTTTATGAGATCTTCAACGAACATCAATATAGGCATTAAGCCTCTTTCGCGAGAATAATTGATCTTGTATTCGTTGTTTGCTTGCTGCATGGGAGATCTACCGGATGCAGTTATGAGATAATCAAGTCCTAATTCGGTAGGATCTATTTGGAATTGAGCGCAAAGTATCCGCATGAGATGGTTATTGAAATTTATGTATTCCATCTCTCTAGAACTAGCAGACAAAGGCACCCATTGTACTTCATCCAAACCAGCAACTATTGGAGTTCGCCATGAATGCTGGGTACCAGATATCGAATTATAAAAACTTCTTCTAAAATTAGCTAACTGCTGCTGAGTAACCGTACCCTTAAGGTGTAGGACGCCTCTTGCGGCGTAACCATGGGTAAAAAAATTAGCGTTATAATTTTCTACGTTTAAGTGATTTGTAACGTTAATTATAGCTAACTCAAGAGGACTATAACAATACCCCTGGGAATCTGTAAAATTTTGGGGATTGAAGAGTTTGAAGACCATGTCTTCATCACCGAAGGTAGCCAGCGGACGGTTATCGTAAGAAACTTGAACGTATTTATGGTATTTTATATCAGACTCATTTACCTTTTGTTCATTCGCGGGATCATTGTCGCTTTTAGGCTTTAAGAGCTGCTTCATTTGATCAGAGCCAGCCTTAACTTGAGCTTTAGATAATTTTTTATTTATAAGATAAACAGATTCTGCCGGAATAGGCCTAAATCGATGCAGGCCACCACCCCTTGTTTTAACTTTTTCAACAGCTACATGGCCAAAAGTTAGTGCGTCTCTACCCACTAACTTGAGAAACTCCCCAAACAACATCTTGTCGTCACCTGGAGTATTTTCTCTTCTTCCGCAATTATAAATGAAGTCCTCTATTGCGGCTATTTCTTCTCTTTCCTCTTCTGTATAGTGCGAAAGAGAATCTTTCTTAATAACTCTAAAACCCATTTCTAATCTTTTGTGTTCTGGTCTAGAAAATCTCAGCATAGTGTCGACACGACACTGTATTATCGCAGAGACAAGCCAGTCTCTTACAGAGACTTCTTTAAGGGTTTTGTTTGATATTCTAGTTAATTTATGTTTAAAATTAACTTGAGTTCCTTGAAGATCAAAATAAGGATCATCTACGATGGCCTTTCGCCCTATTTGATCAGAAGCATCGTGACTTTTTTCTGGAGAATCCGGCAAAGAATCGCCGCTTGTCGGCGCACTAGGTGGCGCAACGCCATCTGCCTTCAACAGATCGTTTATCTCTCCTTGTATTCTGCCCCTTAACCAATCATCCCAAAATGCCATACCAATATTATACCTTTGAGTTACTTAAAAGCTCCAAAGGAATCCTCCGTCCCCTCCAGAGGAAGGGTCGTCGGAGTCATCCTCTATCTCAGATATCTTGCCTAATTTGCCTAATTTTGATATATCTGGTGCCGTATCATTTATTTTTATACCTTGCGTCATGGCGTATTCTGCAGGCGAAGGCATCCTACTGAAGTTGCCATTTTTATCGACTAATCCATCTATATTGTCAAAAGATAGTCCGCCGCCCAATATTATATGAGCCTTACCAAATAAAAGCGTTAAAGGATATCTAAGCGCGTCAAGCCAGTGATCATATTCACTATCTGGATCATCAGTGACTAAACCAGCCGCATCTATCTTATAGTGATAAAGTGAAAACTCTGTCAATATTGGTTGACATGTCTCTTTAGCAAAAAAGATCTTGGCCTCTGTAGAACCCGGCATCTTTAAGAACTTTTTAATAACTTGTATACCGGTATTTATTGCGCCTTTATCCATCTGATTCGCTACAGGCAAACCAGCTTTTTGCATTTCTTGTATGGCGCCTTGATCCGCCGCGTCTGGAACATATAATTGACATCTATATAAATTATGATATTTAGTCTTAATGTGATGTATCCACGTCGGTTGAGATATATAAGTCATTCCATCGCACTTAACAACGTACACGTTGTCTCTTTTGTCTACAAAGAAAAATACCACAGTATTTGGAGATGAAAAACCCCAGTCAATCCCAGAATAACAAGGAAGGTTCATTTCGTGGCACTTCTTAACAAACATGTCGTGATTACATTCGCCTGGATACTCTTTACCTGTTAGTATAAGCCACATCTGGTTCCAATTTTTAACATGCACCTTTTCATCAAACTCTCTATAAATTATGCCCTCCACAGAAGGTTTCAAGTTCATTAACTGAGCAAGTGCCCAGTCAGATCCCTCGGACCTTACCTTCTGCACAAGTTCATCTAATGTTTTTAGCATTGGGGATTTTGATGTTTGCTTTTTAGCGTCAGTCAAGCATATAGAGAACAGTGGACATTTAACACAGCCATCATATCCTTTATGTAAAACGTATTCTTTTTGCTTATTTTTATCTTTTTTAAGAAATTCCTCTGGAAGCAACACCTCCATTTTGTCTTGATTGACATATAAATCTACTTGATTTGTTCCAGATCTTGAGTCAGGGCATCTTTCAGTGAATTCAAACGCGGTCCATCTTTTTACAACGCGAGTAGCGTCCGGAGAAGCCTCCATTTCTTCGATCTTTTGATTCATCAATCCATATCTAGTTTTTCTAGTAGAAATACCAACTCTAAGAGCCTTCTTGCCTCCCTTAGAGTCAAGCATTCCAGATATTTCTTTGAATGCCTTAAGGCCTTCACCGGAAACAGTATCAATCTCATCTACTACAACTAACGGCACGTGTGGGCCGTTACAATTGGCGTGTATTATCTTATCTGCAGTTTGATAAGAATTTGCTAATATGTTATTTTTAGATAATGTTTCTACTTCTATTTGATAAACTTCTTGTTGGCCAATTTCAGTCTTTTTTATTACTCTTGACATGAAA